CCCTTGACTGTTGAGAGTATGAATAAGTTTAAGCAAACCAAGCTTACCAATGAGCAAAAGTATGATCTTGCTCGTAAGGCGCTTGCGACTCGATTTAAAGTCCAAGAAGGACAAAAAATCGAAGATGTTTACAAGATTGATCTTGATGCGATCTTGGCCCCAGTCCGTAAAGAGGATTCGGGTGATGACCTTTGGAACGTGTTTAATGTCGTTCAAGAGAAGGTCATTGAAGGTGATTTCGAGTATGTGAGTGGTGTTAAGCTCCGTAAGGCTCGTCGCATCAAAAACTTCAAGCAAGACTTGAAAGTTAATCAGGAACTTTACGACGTTGCAAAGGAGTTTGCAGCGTAAGCCATGTTGTTTGTGTGAAGGGGGAGGAAACGCCTCCCCCGGATCACAAAATTTTTTGAAATTTCATCACATATTTAAACATGGAAAATAAAGATAAAATGACAGTTGAAATGATTCTTGAGCAAGCTCAAATGTATGGACTTAGAGCAGAAGTTAGAGCCACTGCTATGGCTTTTATACAAGAAAATCCTGAACTTGGCACAGGTTCAGCTTACACTCAAGCAGCATATGAGTGGGATGTGCTTTAAATGATTTTCCAAACTATAAAGGGTAAAAAGGTAAGTCCTATTATCCATACTAGAAACATAGTAAAAGAAGAACCTCACGTTGAGATTCATATAGGAACCGATTCCCAACGCCAGGGCTTAAATATTATATATGTTACTGCTATAGCCTACCGCTACCCCTTTAGAGGGGTTCATTATATATATTGTAAAGAAACTTTTCCCCCTATTAAAGATGATTGGTCTCGTTTGTGGTTAGAAACTGAACGGACAATGCAGCTAGCAGAACAACTCTCTAAAGAATTCCCTGGTTTGAGGTTTGAAATTGATATGGATTATAATGAGGATGAATTTTACATGAGTAATAAATTAGTATCTGCCGCTAAGGGGTGGGCCTCATCACACGGTTATAAGGTTAATATCAAACCTAATAAACAGATTGCCACACGAGCCGCAGATCATCATTGTAAGTAAACTATAATATATTTATAAACAAAACATTTTGGATATAAATAAAATATTTGGTTCGTTTGATTCATCCTCTAATAATGGTTGGGTTCCTAGGGGATACGATTATGTAGACTCCAGATCCCTTCCTACTATAGACGAAAATCACCCTCGGTATTTGGTTAAGATGTTTTGGAAACTTATTCTTAACCATTTAGTGTATAGTAAAGAATTAATTAATTTCTTTGGTTCTGCGGATTCTTCTATTCCCATTAATGAAATTGAGTATGTGGGAGAAAAAATGTTATATTCTAAAGCATATGGGTATATTAGCCAGATAGATATAGAAGATGATTACCACCAAAAAATTTTAAAAGAAAATAAACAAAAAGAATTGTTAAAAGCGTATAACTTTGCTATAAATTTTTATGAAAGTGAAGAAGAATATGAAAAATGCGCTTTTCTTAAAAAACAACTTGATTTTGTAAAATCTTCATCGTAACTTCAGTTTTAAACTTAAAAAAATGTATTTTAGAAACCACACACAAAATAGACTAGAAGCCGCTCAAGGCAAATTAAAGCATATGGTTTACTTCCTCAATAACAATAAACCACAAGAACTTTACAAAGTTATAGAGGAATGTAATGATATAATCGAAGACATTAAAAGTGTAATTGATAGAGAGCCCAAAACTCCTAACGAATATAACAAAGTTTAATTATGCTTACAGCTGAACAAATCCAATCTAATTGGGAAGAATTCTGCAATAATATTGAATTGTGGATTACTGGGGAGAGAAAGAAAAAGCTCCTTGAGTTTTATAGAAAATATGAGGATCGTATCACAATGATGCCGGCTGCCCATAAAAAAGAATACCATAACGCCTTCCCAGGGGGTTATGTTGATCATGTTAATAGGGTTGTAAAATGTGCCCTTAACATTAATGATGTTTGGGTTGAAATGGGTGTAGATAATACAACTTACACCCTTGAAGAACTCGTATTCTCCGCTATTAATCATGATCTTGGTAAAATGGGAGATGAAGAACATGAATCTTACATCCCCCAAACTGATAAGTGGAGAAAAGAAAAATTAGGAGAAGATTACATGTTTAATAAAGCTCTCCCATTCGCTTCGGTCCCTGATCGTGGATTGTTCTTACTTCAGTCTCATGGGATTCAATATAATTTTAATGAGATGATTGCAATTCAAACTCATGATGGTTTATACGATGAAGCTAACAAAAAGTATTTATTTGCATACCAACCCGAACAAAAACCTCGTACTTCCCTTCCACTCATCCTCCACCAGGCGGATTTGATGGCTGCTCGTATTGAATTTGAACATGAATGGTTACCCAAGTTTAAAAATCCCGTGCCCCCCCAAGAAAAGAATTTTACATTACAGAAAGAAGTAAAAAAATCAACAAAAGACAAAGCACTCTCTCAGCTTAAAAATGAGAACTTAAAAAATATTTTCGATAAATTGTAAATGGAAATAGTAATTATTAGTGTTTTATCGGTTTTGGTTGTGGTCTTCGGATTCACAACCTTTAACCTTTTACGTAAAAACGAAAAACAGGAAGATATACTTACAGGGTATATTACTTATTTAGATCAACTTAGCAGGGTAATAGAAGTCTCGGATGAAAAACTTAAAAAAATTGATGAGCGAGAAATTTTTAAGAATGATGATGAAGTGGGCTTTATGTTTGAGCAAATCAAAGAGCTCCAGAGAATTCTATCCCAATTTAGGATAGAAAAATTATGAGTGAAATAAAAAGAAAAAGGAAAAAAAAGACCAAAAATCAATATTTTACCCAAGCAACAGAAGATGCCATAGTAAGATATAATAATTCAACTAACCCAGAAGAGCGTAGTAGGATCTATCGAGACGAGATCCACTACGCTTTTTTTAAACTAACAGAAAATATAATCCACACTTTTAAGTTTTATTATACAGAAGTGGATCAAATAGAACACCTTCAACATGAAGTAATTACATTTTTGTTGGATAAAATTCATTTATTTGATCAATCTAAAGGATCAAAAGCATTTTCATATTTTGGGACTATTGCTAAAAGATGGTTAATAGTTTATAATACTAAAAATTATAAGAAAAAAATAGATAAAGCAGAAGTTGAAGAATTACATCACGATTTTAAATTTTCTTATGATTTAGATTATGACCCCCAAGAAAAAGATAAACTATCAGAATTTATTGATGAGTTTGTAGAATATTATACAGAAAATATTTATGAATTTTTTCCAAAGAAAAAAGATGCACAAATAGCAGATGCTATTTTAGAACTTTTTAGAAAAAGAGAAATGTTGGATATTTTTAATAAAAAAGCTCTTTACCTTTATATAAGAGAGATTGTAGAAGTCAAAACTCCTCACATTACTAGAATTGCTACTAAATTAGGAAAATTTTACACCCAACATTATCAATTTTATTTAGAAAATGGGTGTACAAATTTTGACTAATATTTATATTTATTACCATGGGACAATTAGATAAAAATGTATTTGGTAATAAAAAATTTGCTGACCTTCTTGAGGAAATCTACAATAACCAGAAGAAAAAAGAAGAGCAAATCTCTACTCTCATATCAGAGTTAAAACCCCTCATACAGGATATTGGGGATGCTACTTTAGTAGTTCCCTTGCTTAAAGAATATCTTGAAATATCTGTTAAAAATGATGAGCAGCTTATTAAAATGGCTAATATCGTACAAAAAGCAGTCCAAACTGAAACTGATGATGATAGCTTTGGGATGACAGAAGCTGAAAAAGAGCAATTATTGGGAGAAATAAAAAAATTCGGTAAGGATAAAAAATAATGGCAGGGATAGGTACATTTAGTTCTTCCTCTCCTTCTCCCCAATCTATTAAAAAAGGGGGAGGTATTACCTATGGTAGAGTAGTAGATATTATTCTTGACGAAGGAACCACAGAAGAAGAAAAAGAAAAGTTTAAAAGAAATGGAGAATGGGCTGGGGTAGGTACTATTTTTTATAAATCTGTTACAGTCCCTGTTGGGGATAACCAACTTAAAACAGAAGGGACAAAAGCTTTTCCTTATTTTCCTAATTTTAAACATTATCCCTTAATAGGGGAAATTGTCCCTATAATACAACTCCCTTCACCCACAATTGGGGTATCTACTACTACAGATACAATTTCTTATTACTTCCCCCCTACTAATATATGGAATACAGTACACCACAATGCCTACCCTTACCTCCCAGGGCTTCCTCCTTCTCAACAAAAAAGTTACGCCCAATCTGAGGCGGGCTCATTGGTAAAAGATGCTCCTCAACAATCTCAAATTGAATTTGGTAAGACTTTTATACAAAGAGATAATATTAGAGATTTATTAGCTTTTGAAGGAGATGTAATTGTAGAAGGGAGATGGGGTAATACTATAAGATTAGGCAGCACTGTAACTAGTAGACCTAACACATGGTCATCTGTAGGAACATGTGGTGATCCCCTCATTATAATTAGAAATGGGCAAAATCAACCTAACCCTACTCCTATACAACAACCCGAAGTTGAAGATATTAATAAAGAAGGATCTTCAGTATATTTAACTTCTACCCAATCTATTCCTATTCAAACCCCAACTGCGGAAGAAACTCATAGTTCGGGGAAAAGTAGTTATCATAAATTCTATCCTACCCCACCCTCCCAATATAATAAAGGTACTCAAGCTATTATAAGTGGAGATAGAGTTATAATTAATGCTAAAAAAGACCACGTATTAATAGATGCAAGGTTAACACTAAGTTTTAATGCTCAAAAAGGTTTTAATTTTGATACTCCTAAAAATTTTGTAGTCAAAACAGGAACCACCATCAGATTAGGTAAAGAATTTGCCCCTCACCCATTAATAAAAGGGGATAAAATGGTTAATTTATTAGATAGTTTAATAAGCGAATTAAGCAATTTAGCTATTACATTACAATCAGTCCCTGTTCCGGGTATGGAAGGAGTAAAAGCAGCTTCTACAATTTTAGTACCTAAATTAGCTGAATTAAAAGCTTCTCTTCCTGCTACTAAATCAACTAAAACCTTTACTTTATAATGGCTGTAGGGATAAACATTAATCAAATTAAAAATGCCACATCCGAAGAGGCTAAAGCTAAAGGTATACAAAAATTTACCACTCTCATCCTCAATACAGGGTTAAAATTTGCAAACCAGATTACCCCTCGTATAGTTAAAGAAATAGAAAACGTTTTCCCAGATGGAGAATGTCCTCCTAAAGAAGATATTCAAAAAGCTTTAACACTTAGAAATAATGTGGTAGATCAAGCTAATAATATTTCGGATAAATTAGATTCGTTCTCAAAAATAGTTTTGGGGGTTTCAAGCTTTTTAGCAGTATTTGTTTCTTTAATAAAAGGGATAAACACAGCTAAAAGTATATTAACTTCAGTAGCAACTGGATTAAGTTCTAGTCCCATTCCTAATCCTATTGTTAACCAAATATTAGGGGCTTTAAATACTGTGTCGAGTACACTAAACACCATACAACAAAATGCTATTTTTGATTCATTGGGTAAACAAAAAATTATCCCTTTAAAATCAGCAGTGGATGGAGCTTCTTTATCTTTATCACTTGCTAATTCATACATAGAAGATTTTGTAGACCAATTAATGGAATTGGATAACAAAATATCTTCTTGTGACGATGGGGCTTTATTACCCCCTTTAAGCCCTCAACTTATATTAGCAGCAGAATTTGCAAAAAAAAGTAGACAAAGTATTAATGAAACGGCTTACAATGGATTTAATATTGAAATAGAAGAAGTCCCTTTTTCCCCTACAGTAAACAGAAAAAGAGCAATTGGTCTTACCCCAGACGGAATTAAACTTATAGAAACACCCTTATCTTTTGCTACTAATGATCAAATTTTAATAAATGAACTTAAATTCATAATTGACAGAGATAATTTAAAAGCCATTTAATTTTATATTTATAACTAATGAAAACACAAATATTTAAATCTTTAATAAAACAAGCAGTTAAAGAAGCCATCCAAGAAGAATTAAAAGAAGTTTTACTTGAAGCAGTTAGATCTCCTAAACATGTAATTAGTGAAGGGAGTGTTTCTCCTCCCCCTTCTTCTACTATGTCTTCAAGTGATAAAAGAGCAGCATACCAAAACATATTAGGAGATATGCAGTCTCAATTTACATCCCAAAATGTAGCTAAACCCTTTAACCCTTCAGGAGCAGTTCCAGGTGGAGATTTACCCCCAGGTGAAGTAGACATGTCACAAATTATGGGATTAATGAAAAAATAAAAATGGCATATAGGATACCAAATAGAACACAAGAAGACATTTCAGCAAGAACTGCTATTGGTATTTCCTTACCTTTTTCTAGACTTTTTAATCAAACTTATACTACAAGAGAAGCTGTTAGGTCAAATTTGATTAACTATTTATTAACAGATAAAGGAGAAAGGCCCCTAAATCCACTTTTTGGAAGTGATATAAAAAAAACTTTATTTGATCCTATAGTTAAAGATACACTTGATGGGTTAGAAATTCAAGTAAGGGAAGGAATAGAATCTTTTTTTCCCTTAGTAGATATAAAAGAACTTATAATAACTCCTAACATTGATTTTAATCAAATCAACATACTACTCACCTACTCAGTATTTAACAATGAATTAGATGAGATAAACATAGATTTTAACACAAACGAGTAATGGCAGAAAAAAAAGATATAAAATATATTAATAGGGAGTTTGATTCTTTTAAAAACTCATTAATAGAATTTAGCAAAACTTATTTCCCTAACACATACACAGACTTTAGCCCTACCTCCCCAGGAACTATGTTTATGGAAATGGCGGCATATGTTGGAGATGTGTTATCTTTTTATTTAGATAATCAAATCCAAGAAAATTTTATTCAGTATGCCCGACAAAATGAAAATTTATATACACTATCTTATCTTTTAGGGTATAAACCTAAAGTAACAGAAGCAGCTTCCGCAACTTTTGATATATATCAACAAGTTCCTTCTATATTAGATACTACCACTAATTCTTATATACCTGACTATAATTTTGCACTTTTTTTCAGTGAAAAAACACAAGTATCTTCTACATTAGTAGGTGGTTCTAATTTTTTAATACAGGATACTATAGACTTTTCAGTATCTAGTTCGTCTGATCCTACATCGGTTTCGGTTTATCAAATAGATGATGATGGTAATCCTCAGTTTTTCCTCTTAAAAAAGAAGCGACAAGGTATATCAGCTCAAATTAATAGTATAGATTTTACATTTGGGGCATCTAAACAATTTAATACTATTCAAATAGAAAATTCTAATATTATCAAAATACTAGATGTAACAGATAGTGATGGAAATAAATGGTACGAAGTGCCTTATTTAGCTCAAGATGTTATTTTAGACTCTATTAAAACTTCTCAAGACCCCAATCTAGCCCCTGACTCAGAACTAGTACCTAATTTATTAAGATTAAAAAAGGTACAAAGAAGATTTGTATCTAGGTTTAAAGATGAAAATACTTTAGAATTACAGTTTGGGGCAGGTATGACTAGTGATGAAAATGATGCAGAATTTACTCCTAATCCCAATAATGTAGGATTAGGATTACCTTTTGGAAATGATAAATTAACTACAGCTTTCTCTCCCACTAGTTTTACTTTTACAGATACTTATGGTATTTCTCCTTCTAATACTACGTTAACTGTAAGGTATTTAACAGGAGGAGGAGTTGAAGCTAATGCTCCTTCAAATTCACTGACTGAGTTTGCTTCTACATCAAATGTTAAGTTTATTCAACCTAATTTAGATTCTACACTAGCCCAATATGTTTTTAATAACATAGCGGTCAACAATCCTACAGCAGCTTCAGGGGGTAAAGATGGTGATACTATAGAAGAAATAAGATTTAATTCCCTTAATACTTTCCAAACTCAACTTAGAACAGTTACTAAAGAAGACTATTTAGTAAGAGCATTAAGCTTACCCTCAGAATATGGTAGTTTAGCTAAGATATATGCTGAACAAGAAAAAGTAGAAAATATCCTTCCTGGGGAGATACCATCAGTAATTAGTTTATATGTTTTGAGTTATAATAAAGATAAAAAGTTAACGTTAGCTTCCCCTGCTCTAAAAAGAAATTTAACTACATACTTATCCCAATATAGGATGGTAAATGACTCAGTAAAAATTAGAAATGGTTATATCGTTAATATAGGGGTAAATTTCGAATTAATTACATTACCCAACGTGAATAGCAACCAAATATTAACTACCTGTATTGAAACTCTAAAAAATTATTTTAACATTGATAATTGGCAAATAAATCAACCTATAATTTTAAGAGAAATATATATTTTGTTAGATAAAATTGAAGGAGTTCAAACTGTTAAAAATGTAGAAATAGTAAATAATGTAGGGGAAGAGTTAGGATATTCACCTTTTGCATATGACATAGTAGGAGCTACTCAAAATGATATAGTATATCCTTCACAAGATCCTAGTATTTTTGAAGTTAAATATCCTGATATAGACATAAAAGGTAAAATAGTAAATTTTTAAAAAATGGCTGTATATAAAATTTTTCCTGAGAAAGACACTACTATATATTCTCTATTCCCCTTTATGAATACAGGAGTAGATGAAATAGTAGAAGCTACTACTACTACTTTTGCGTACGATTTTTCACCTCAAACTAGTAGAACTTTAATAAAGTTTGCTACTCCTGAAATAAACAAAACTGTAGATAATGTTATTGGGGGATGGGATAATGTGGGTGATGTGAGATTAAAATTATTTATAGCGACTGCTGAGGGGTTAAATGATGATACTCTAATAGAAACCTACCCCATATCAGGTGCTTGGAGTATGGGAACTGGTAAGTATTTAGATGATCCTGTATCTACAAATGGGTGCAGTTGGCAATGGTACGACTTTTCAGGTTCCCATAGATGGCCTTTAATACCTTCTTTAACTGATTATGTAACAACTTCAATGGACCCTATGGGTGTAGGAGGAGGAGCTACATGGTGGTATAAAAACCCCCAAAATGAGGATAATTTATCAAACTATAGCCAATCTATAAATTATACTGACCCCGCAGATTTGAATTTTGATGTAACTTCATTAATAGAAATTTGGTATAGTTCATCCAAAGGATTAAACAATCCTGGGTTGGCTTCTATTCCTAATGAAGGTTTTATTATAAAGCAATCAGGAGAAAATGAATTTGTTTATACTCCTAATAAAGCAACTGAGTTAAAGTATTTTTCTATAGATACTAATACTATATATCCTCCTTTAATGGAGTTTAGGTGGAGAGATGTTTCTTTTGATACTGGGTCTTCTCCATATACCATCATTGATGATAGAGATTTAGTAGTATCATTACAAGATAATCCTAGTACTTTTAGACCTAGT